CAGCCCGGCCTCTCGGCGAGAGGACTTTCTTCACCCATCCGGTCAGGTGACCTGGATGAGCTGGTCGAACAACTCAGGCAACGGTCCGGTCGATACCGGAACAACCGATGTGCTGATGTTGCCGCCGAGATTGACCGCCAACTGGCGAGCCAACCTCCGTCCCGTCACAATGCTACGCTCGTGGTAATAACCCACCAGTTCGGTGGTATCCACGTAGGCAACTTTGGGCGGGGCCGTGTACCCGGACGTATTCTGCCCGGAGATCGATTCCATAACCGGAACCTCTACACGAAAAGCCACGCGAAAGACACCGCTCTTAAGCTTACGCTTCGTTGCAGTGACCCGGATCTGGGCGTAGTCTGGGACTCCCGCGAGGGACTCCTTCCACGACGCCTTCAACGTCCCATCGGGGAGACGTTCGACTCCCTCACCAACTAGGGTGTGGGAAACCGGCGCGGCAGCACCGTCGAACACGGTGATGTTTGCTTGGGCACTCATAACGGTGCTCCTTTTTATTGGTTTAGTTACTTGATACCCGAGCCACCGTGGCCCGAGACGAGTAATGCCACCGCATTAGCGCAATGCCGCCAAGAGGCAGCCTTTGCTAGCGGTTTTAAGGTCGGCATCGGGACCTCCAGGACGAAAGAAACTGTCCTGTTAAACACTATATGCCGGTAGCATGGACTAGTCCATGTGTACTGGTTGAGTGTGAAATCTCCGGTCGGGGTGTTAGCCACACCCGTCTGTTTATCGGAGGTAATGAAGGTACCCTTCAGCCCTTGAGCGTGTCCTCGAGCGGTAAGCCAGTCGCCGATTGGGATGAACCAATCGACAACGAAACTCCACGGAGTCAACTCCCAAGCGACCGATTCTAAGGATGTCAGTCCCAATAGTTTCGGGATGCTATCCTTCTCACTGATTTTCGCGATCAGCGATCTTCGGTGAGTTCGAGTTGCCTTACATTCGGCGGCGTACAACCCGCCGTAACCCTGCCAGTTAGTAACTCTGACTTGGTTACTCTCTTTCCTCACAGACGTCCGAAAGGTTGTCTGAAGAGGTACGTTAAGTTGATGCGCTAGGAATTGCGCACCCTCTTCCGCGTCATTTAGAAGCGGCATCCACCCATAGCTGATTTCCAGCCACCAGGAGGCGAACTGTTTCGGCGTAAAGGCCGAAAGATCCAATCCCCTTAGGTACTCAGCGCGTTTCCGCGCCCAGTCGGCTTTTGATAGCCGTTTGAGTTCCATCGGTGTAAGAGACTTCCTTAGCTCTAGCTCAAACTCCCTGACTGCGCGAACGCGTTCAGATTTAATTTGGGCTTTCACCGCGGCAGCC